TCGCAATGAGTGTCCTTTTTGTTAATTGAGGAAGGTGGGGAGTCCGATAGCTGTTAAAAATAATAAGTATTACGATTTAGTACAACCACGCCTAGATTTAATACATAAATTAGCAAGTCGCGGAGTTAAAGAAAAAAACATTGCACAAACACTAGGAATTGCTACCTCAACTTTCAGTGAGTATAAAAAAAAATACTCCGAATTATCGGATACTATTAAAAAGGCAAGAGGATCTGCAGTTATAGCGTTGGAAGACGCAGTCTACGAAGCTGCAACTGGCGGATATAAAGAAATAGAAGAAGTTGTAGTTTTAAAAGAGGTAACATATGACAATGGGAAACGTCTAAAAGAGGAGCAACGAGTAGAGGTTGTTAAAAAAATAATTTATCAAAAACCTGATACAACCGCAGCTATCTTCCTGATGACGAATTGGAGCGATAGGTACGCAAGAGATCCTAAGATGATGCAACTTAAAAAAGAGGAGCTAAAATTTAAAAAAGACAAAGAAGAAAAAGGGGATTGGTAAAATGGCTGAAAAAATGTTTGCTATAAAAGAAAATAAAAGTTTATCAGAAGTCGCTATCAAAATATATAGCGCAACAGGTGCGCTTAAGATTAACCGAGGTTTCCAAGGATCAAATACTATAGTGCCTATATTTCTTGATAACGAGCAGGATGTTTCGCGTTTTACTGTAATTGGTTTTAACGTGATTGATAGACCCACAGATGGTTGGTCTAGTCAATCTGGACCTTTTGTGCAAGCGGGTGCTGCGGTGTACTTGATAGCAGCATCATTCCTCGCTAATCCGACCGGTCCGAGATTGAGCATTAATGCACAATTAATACATGGCAATAATACGTCAGTTGACAAAATTGTAGATGTTGAAGTGTTTGTTATGAGAGTCAGATAAATGTATAAACTAGAGACTTTTTATCAACACCCAGACTTTAGGAATACAGTAGCCATATTAAAAGCACAACGGAGAGCGGCAGATGGTCTTTTGTATTGCGAGCATTGCCAACAACCAATAATAAAAAAGTATGATTGTATCGCACATCATATGATAGAGCTAACCACTACCAATGTTAATGATATAAATATATCTCTCAATCCAGATAACATACAACTCATACACTTTAGCTGTCATAACAAACATCACAAGAGATTTGGATACCAAGTCAAAAAGGTATACCTTGTCTATGGTGCACCATGTAGTGGCAAATCTACATGGGTTAATTCCGTGGCTGATAAAAATGATATCGTCGTAGACATGGACAATATATACACCGCTATATCTACCAACCCTATATATACAAAGCCTAATACTCTTAAACGAGTTGCTTTTAAAGTTCGTGATTCGCTTTATGATGTTATAAAAGTTCGTTATGGCGATTGGTCAAATGCTTTTATTGTTGGAGGATTTCCAAAAAAATCAGAAAGAGAAAGAATGATTACAAAAATGGGTTGCGAGCCAATCTTTATCGACACTGCATACGGAGATTGTGTTGCTAATTTAAATAAGTCTAAAAAACCAGATGAGTGGTTTAAATATATAGATAGTTGGTTCCGGGAATTTACAGAGTGATCCCCCCTATCGACGACTTTTTGAAACATCGAAAAGAACTGCAAGAGATACGCCCGATGCACACAGACCAATTTTTTCAAATTTTTGATTTTTACAGAATGAAATTGAACCTCGAATTATCCAAAGAAAGAAAGGAGTAGCTCATGGAAAGTAAAACGAATACAATTTTAGATGCTATCAGAGAACAGGACGAATCGTTAGCCGAATTTTTAGAACCAATGATGCATGAATTACAAGATTTGGAAAAAACATTGAAAGACTTGCGCTCTTTGCCGCGGTACCAAGTACACTCAAGTGATAAACACAAACAAAAGGTATTGCCCGTTGGTAAATTGTATAAAGAATACTTGACGCTATATACCGCCACTATCAAAACAGTGTTATCAGTATTAAAAGACCAAGACCTTTCAGATACTAATGATGCCATCCAAGAATTTATGGAATTGGCAAGGGAAAAATTTGGTGGATTGTAAAACACATTTAGAAGCGTATCATCATGCGGTGATGACAGGAAAAATTATAGCAGGTGACGAATTAAAAACCATGTTAAATGGATTGGTAGAGGATTTACAAGATTCAAAATATCGTTACGAAACGACAGATGCACACATACGAATTCTTTTTATGGAGACTTTGTGTTTACAGAGTAAAAAACCGTTTTACATGAAAGCTATGGATTTGTTATTGTGGGAAAAAGCTTTTATAGAGGTGATATATTCTTTTCAAATTTACGACGAAGAATTAGGTAAATGGGTCAGGAGATTTCAAGATGTTTTATTATTGATTGCCCGTAAAAATGGCAAGACAACTCTCTTAGCAGCAGATGGACATACAGATTTACATATTGGTGATGGTGGTATGGATATAGTTTGTTGTAGTAACGATGATACGCAAGCATCGCTACTATGGAACGAAATTAATGGTATGCGCGAACGAGTAGATCCAAAAGATAAACGTACGCATAAAAATATGAAATTAATTGAAAATACAAAAACCAATACCAAAATATTTAAATTATCCTCTAACACTAAAAACAAGGACGGTCGTAACATTGACAAGACCTATAACGATGAAAGTCACGATGCTAAAAACGATGAAATCGCAATGGCATGTTGGCAATCGATGAGTGTAAAAGAAGAACCAATGTTTATCAACCTAACAACCGAAGGTTTTGTAATAGATGGATATCTAGATGAAAAACTGGAATATGCCAGAGGCGTTTTAAATGGTGAAATCGACAATATCCGTTTCCTTCCGTGGCTGTATACGCAAGATAGCGAACAAGAGGTTTGGCAAGATGAGAGTTCTTGGTATAAGTCAAACCCTAGTCTTGGCGCTATAAAAAAATGGAGCTACTTACGCGCCAATGTAGAGGATGCAAAAATCTTAAATACCAAACGTATCCATGTACTATGCAAGGATTTTAATATTAAACAATCTGCAGCCCAATCATGGCTAATGTTGGAAGATTATACATATCAAGCCGTTTACAACCTCGAGGATTTTCGGGGCTGTTATTGTTTTGGCGCTGTGGATTTAGCAGAAACTACCGATTTGGTATCTGCAAAACTATTATTTATGCGGGAGGAAGATAAGACCAAATACATATATACGATGTATTTTATCCCAGAATCAAAATTACAATTATCACCTGATGATACAGAGGGAGCGGAATATAAAAAATGGGCAAAAGACGGTTATATGAAAATCCACGAAGGAAATGTTGTAGATCTTTATAAAGTAGCCGACTGGTTTGCTGAGGCGTATGAAGAATATGGTCTTAGACTTTACAAATACGGGTATGATCAACGTTTCGCGAAAGAATTTAATAACCGAATGGAAGAGTATGGGTTCGAAGGCGAAATCATCTTACAAAATAAAGAATCTATGAGTAATCCGATGAAAGTAGTGGAAGCTGACTTTAAAAGCGGGTTGATTAATTATAACGAAAACCCTGTGGATCGTTGGTGCTTGCGCAATTGTAGTGTAAAGGTCGATGATTTAGGAAATTGTATGCCTGTTAAAAGCAAACGTGTTAAACGTATTGATGGAGCAGTAGCGCTTATTATACTGTATGCTATTTACTTGCGTTATCGAAACGAAATTTATATATAGGAGGTCGGGGAATGGGAATATCAAAAATCTTTGACAAAATAAAAGAGCGTAAAAAAACAGAAAAACATACTCAAATGCTTAGTGGAGGATTACCTATTTATACCCAAGGCGGCGAAAGTATGTATGTTAGTGATGTCATAGAACAAGCCGTCTCATGTATCGTCATGGAACTCATGAAATTAGAACCAGTACACATAAAAGGCCGTGGCGAAGAATTAACGAGAATAGATGGTACAGTGCAAAGCGTTTTGGATGATCCCAATGAATACATGACCACGAGTGATATGTTGCAAAAAATAGGATACCAATTATTATCCAATTATAATTGTTTTATTTTGCCAGTGTATGAAAAGATAAAACAAAAAGACGGATCTACGTATCGATTGCTAAAAGAATTGTATCCAATACAACCTAGTCAAGTCGATTTTTTGGAAGATGTTGCTGGAAATAAAGCAGTACGTTTTACATTTATAAGCGGCTATCAGTGCACGATATCAATAAAAGATGTAATCCACCTAAAGTGGCACTATCATATGAATGAGTTTATGGGTGGTGATAACATGGGGCAACCAAATAATAAAGCATTATCTGCCACTGTAAAATTAAACAATGTCTTACAAAACTCTATTTCGCAGGCTATCAAATCATCCTTTAGCATTAATGCATTAGTGCGCTATAAGACCTTACTGAAACAGGAAGAAATGGATAAAGCGATAGAAGACTTTACTGATATGTTACAAAAAAATCAAAGCGGAATAGTGGGGATAGACCAAAAAGCAGATGTTGTAAGGTTTAACAAGGATATAAAACTGGTGGATCCAGAAACTTTAAAGTTTATAGATCAAAAAATATTACGCCATTTTGGAGTATCATTACCCATTTTAAGTGGAGATTATACAAAAAATCAGTACGAAGCGTTTTACCAAAAAACAATCGAACCTTTTGTCGTTACGATAAATCAAGGTTTTACAAAAGGTTTATTTGATAAACAAAAAAGACGCAACAAGCATAGAATTAAATTTTACACCAATATGACAGAGTTTATGACAA